AGGATATTCCCCCGCAAAGCCGCAGGTAGATGGCACGCAGTTAGTTGTGGCAGTATTGAGACAGTTTGCCGCAGCTCGCTATTGATACTGACCATCAGGCAAAACTCGCTGAACGTACCGCAACACGCTGACCGTACTTAGGGTTTTGCGCCCACTTGGGATATTCGAGGGATACGAGAAAGGGGCCGTGGCGACGAACCGCCACGGCCCCTTTTGCTGTTATCGCCCGCGGTCGCTCCCGCCCCAGATCAGGGCGAGCGCGACAACCGTGACGAAGCTGCCCAAAATCGCGCCGAGCGCCGCGCCCATGACGAAAGCCATTACCACGGCACCCCGTCGGTGACGCAGACCTGCAGACGGTCGAGCGGCTCGCCGTAGATACCGGCGTAGTCGTCGCCGCTATAGGTAGAGCCGTCGTCGCACACGGTGTTCAGCCATCCGGCGCGCGCAGTGGTCTGGGAGCGGTACCACGCCTGCTTGTACTCCTCGCCGCTCGGCGTCACGTAGTACATGCGCACGCCGTCGATGGTATGACCGGCGATACCGGCGCAGCCGTTTACGGTGTCGTTGCGGTCGCCCTTGGCGACCCAGTCGAGCCAGCCGTCCTCGACGGTGTGGACCTGATACTTGAGCGTACCGCGATCAACTCGGGCGCAAAGGAGGTCATGCCGTCGGCACGGGTAGCCCGCGAAGCCGTCGTCGCCGGCACCGAAGTCAGTCACCTCGTCCAGCCAGCCGCCACCTTTGAGGTGCAGCGAGTAGTGTACGGGAACACGGGCGCCAGTGGAGCGAGGGAAACCGCCCGGCGCGCCCTGCGACGCCGAAGGCGCAGCGGGGGTCGCCGCGGGCTGCACAGTCGGCGCGCCGCCGACCATCGCGTCGTACCACTCGACGGCGCGCTGCATGTAGTGGTCGCGCTGCGAGCCAGCCAGCTCGCCGGGGCAGGCCGTGGACGACCAGTGCTTGTGCGGGAACACGTTCACCATCCATGCCGGGCGGCCCAGCCCGTAGTACAGGCACAGCGCCGCCACGAGGTGCGCACCGCTCTCGATAGCGGCCTCGTGAACCGTCCACGGGCCGCGCGCGCTGTTGGCGTGTTCGATGCTGATGGTCGTGTCGTTGCCGCCGCCCGTGCCGATGCCGTCGCCGCAAGCGTAGGCGCGGTCGGTGTCGTTGACGTGCTGCACGATGTAGCCGTTGCGGTCGACCGAGTAGTGGGCAGAGCAGCCGTTGGCGGCCCAGATGCTGTTGCACTGGGCCGCATTGAGGTCCCCCGCCATATGGTGGATCGTGACGCCCTTGATGCCGAAGGGTCGTCCCGCCGAGAAGTTGCAGCCGAGGAGCTTGTACTCGTCCGGTTGGACGTTCGCGAAATCTGCCATGTTAGTCCTCCTTGATGTCGCCGAGCGCGAGCAGCGCGTCGAGCCATTTGTCCGTGATACCGACGGATTTGAAGGCGGCATAGGCCACCTGCACGCCGCCGACACACGCGAAGATGGACGTCACCCACGCCGAGGGGTCGGTGGGCACGCCTCCTGCCATGGCCGTGAGAGCACCGCACCCCGCCGAGACGGCGATGGCCGTCCAGCGGGCGACGCCGCCCGTCATGGCCTTAGTCTTGATGGCCTGCACGATGTACGGCACCACGAGCACCGTGGCGACGGTGAGGCCGGCCTGAATCTCAGTCATTTGATTGCTCCTATCTGCTTGTCTCCTTGTTGTACATGAGGTCGACGCGGTCGTAGATGTGGTCGACCTTCTCGGCCATCCCCTGGCTCCTCGCCTGGCTGTGCGCCAAGTCCGCGTGCAAGACCTCGTTGGACGCCACGACGGACTCCATGAGCGTCTTCATCGCCTCCATGAGGCTGTTGCTGCGCTCCATCTGCGCGGCGATGCGCCCCTCCATTTGGGACCGTTCGCGGTCGCGCTGCGCTCGCTCGTCCACCTCGGCCTGTTTGCGCTCCTCGCGTTTGAGGTCGAGGCTCGCCTTGCGCTCGTTCTGGACCTTGTACTCGGCCAAAAATTGCCGCCCAAAATAGAAGGCAATGAGAACAAGCGCTGCGCCTCCGAGCCATCCGGGGCCATAGGGCGCGAACAGCTTGAGTACCTCCATCCGGCCTCCCTTCCGTTCTGCAGTGTGGCTGGGCCCACTCCCCGCCACACTGCAGGTTCGGACCACCGTAACGCCGGCCTACACCGCCGCCATCGTGCCGACGCACACGGCCAGCGGGCCCTGCGACAGAATCACGGCGCGGTCGGTGATGATGCACCCCGTGCAGGAGCGCACCATCGGGACCGTCACCACCGCCCCGTGCAGCATCACGTCGAGCGCCGTGTCGTGGACGCCCACGACCGTGCCGAACTCCATCGTCAGCCGCTTGCCGCCCGACGGCATCGCCGCCGCCAGCCGCGCCGCCGCGCCCTTGATCTCGGCCGTCGAATCGCTCATCGCTCGTACCTCCTCGCCGTGTGCTTTATGACGCAGCCAGCGTCGAGCGTCAGCGTCTGCTTCTGGATTGCCAGCTTGCCGACAACCCCGCCGGTCCTGTAGTTCATCGCCACCGCCATGCACGGCTCGACGGGCTTGTACACGCTCTTGAACTCGTCCGTGCGCGTCACGGCGCGCTCGGTGGCGAGCAGCTCAGCCGCCTTGCGGTCCGCCGCCGCCTGCATGGCGTCCTGTGGCCAAGGCGTGGCGTTGCCTCCCTCCTCGACCTTGTCGGCGACGAAGATGGCCTCGCCGCCGTCGATGTAGCAGTAGCCCCAGCTGACCTTGCTGTGGTTCTCCGTGGCGTGGTAGGTGTAGCCGACCTTCTGCCACTCGCCAGTCAGAGTGAAGCCCTCGGTCACCGGGCCAAGCGCCCTCTCCTGATCCCAGAAGGACTGTATGATGCCCGTCGCGCCCTTGGTGCCCTTGACCCACACGCTCTGCGTGTAGTCCGTATCCTTCTTGACGCTCGGCCCCTCGTCCTGGCAGAAGCCGACGCGCCCGCCACTCGAGACGACCTTGATGCCGAAGAGCACGCCCACCTGCGGCGAGTCGGGGACGTAAACGGTCTGGATGCTGCCGTGCGAATCGCTCTGCCTGAAGCTCTTATCCGACTTCTTGCCGGTGCCGATGAGGGCGTTGGCGGCACCCTCGACAAGGTTGGTGTCCTCGGTGTCCACACCCGGAAGGCTGTCGTAGCTGTAGCTCTTTACGATTCGACGACCGACCGAGACGGTCGACAGGTCGGAGTCGGGCGAGTCGTCCACCGCCGTGCCGCGCACCGATGCGTCCTGCGTGCTGAAGTCCACGTGCACGACGTTGCAGACCTCGGCGCGGTTAGTCGATTCGGTCATGTCCGACATGAAGCGCGCGTCCCTGCCCTCGGTGAACTCGGCCGAGATGGGCATGTCCGAGGGCTCGATGTAGCGCCTGAAGAGCACATTGCCCATGCGGTCGGTCGAGGCCGAGCGGAACCCCGCCGCCTCAAGGAGCAGGTTCACGGCATCCAGCTTGGTCTTGGCGTCGTTGTTCTTGCCCACGCCGAACACCCAGTTGCTGCCCAACAGGAGGCTACTGCTGTCGGCGTAGACGGTGAGGCCGACCGACTCGGCTATCTTGACGGCCTCCTCCACCGCATTGCTGTCTTGGGCGATCACGTAGGGACCGTCGAAGTCGTCGTCCTTGAGCAGCTTCAGGAGGCCGTAGGCGTTGATCTGGCCCTCGCGGTAGGCGCCGTCGATGTTCACCGAGTCCACCTGCGGCATGAATGTTCCGAGGCACTCGCGCCTCTTACTGCCGTCCGTGAAGGTGGCGTTGAGGTACACACGCAGAAAGTCGTTGCCAACGTCGAACTTGTCAGCGAAGTCCAGGGATGCAGTCTCATAGAGCGCCGTGTTCGCATTGCGCTCGATGGAACCGCCGTTCTCGATGTCGCGTACGAAGTCGAGTTCGAGCCCCGTCTCACGTGATACGCGCACGAAGTCGTAGGAGGCGTCGAACGGCCTTATCCAGCTATCAGCCATTGGCGGGCTCCTCCCACGTCTCCCACGTCGGGTCGCACGAAGCCACCCACGCGCCGTCGGAACGCTTCACGCTACAGCTGAGGCGGGCGCGGAATCGCTCGCCGTAGAGATCGCGCACCCAGAAGCGCCCCGCCATGTTCATGACCTCGAGGAATGACTTGTAGTCCTCCTCGTCGAGCAGCAGGAAGTCCATGCTGTCCTTGACGTCCCGTTCGTTGATGCCGTACGAGACGGGCAGCCCTTCCCCGCCGTCGGCGAAGTGCAGCATCTTGTATCCGTGTGTCACCTTACGGCTCGAGCCCTTCTTGAGATAGCGCCCGAGCCACGACCTCTCAGCGCCGGCTCCCCAGTTGAGAGCCACCTCGCGGCTCGCCACGGTCGTTTTGACCCTCGTCGCTGTGCTCACGCCCGTCGCGGCGTAGGCAACCGCGACGTACTCGAACTCGCTGTTGAGCGGAGGCAGCGGGTCGCTCGCGCCCTCGCCCGCCGCAAGGTGCGAGCCGAGCTGCAGGGTCGAGCCGTCGGGCAGGACGCGCGACACGGTGAAGTGGGACGTTTCGGGCGTGTCGTCACTGTCGGCCTTGCCTGGGAATACCGACAGCTGGCATCCCAACCTCTCGTCGACGAAGATGTTGAGCGACGGTTTGGCTGGCGGTGCCCAGTCGGTCCGGAAAGTTCTCGAGACGGTGACCGATAGCGACGAGCCGGCCGTGACCGTGAGCATGACCCTGTATTGCGTGTAGTTGACGAAGGCGTGCTGCGCGTAGCCGAGGCCAAAGGAGCGCGCGTCCTTGTCCACAGTTCCGCTCCACAGGAGATTGCCCCTGATGTCGCACAAAGACAGGTACTGTCGGCTGACGCCCGTCTCGTCGGCCACCTTCCACGTGAAGGTATGCGGCACCGCGCGCAGGGTCGCCCCGTCCGCAGCCGGATCGGTGAAGAATGCCTGGGGCGCGTCCGCCACGGTATATGCCGCCGCGCTCGACCATGCGCCCCAGTCCTCGTCGAGGCCCTTGGTGCGCACGCGCACGGAGTAGAGGCCCTTGGTGCCGGTCGGCAGCTTCAGGCTCGTACCCGGGCCATCGACCGTCGTGGTGGTGGGACCCGTCGGCGTCGTGACCTGCACCTCGGCTGAGGTCTGCGCCGAGCCGTCCGGATGGTTGGGCACCCATTCGAGCGTCGCAGTCGAACCTGTGGCGTAAGCCGCCCTGACGCCCCTGATGGACGGTGCGAGCGGCGGGCATATTGTCGTGACCTCGTTCGACTCGGTCCACGGGCCCTTGAGGCCGCTCTTGACCGCGCGGGCGCGGTAGCGCACCGTACCCGCCGGTGCCTCCTCGTCCTCCCAAGAGGCGTTCACGTCCGCATCGACCCACGTCTTTCCACCGTCGGTCGTGAGCTGGAACTCCCAGCTGTCGACGAAGGCAGGTGCGTCGTGCCCCTTGAGCACGACCTTCGCCGCCTCCGCCTTGACGGCCTCGAGCATGCCGAGCGCCGTCGGCGTGGTGTAGATCGCCGGCGCGCTCACGCCGTAGTCCGACGCGCCGCCGGGGCCCGTCGCCTTGGCCGAGAAGATGTACATGCAGCCCGGCTCGAGGCCGTTGTAGGTGTGGCTCGTGGTATCCCAACTGACGGTGCCGACGTCGGTGAACTTCCCCGGGCCGTTCTTCGCCACGCCGACGGTCACGGTATCCCAAGGGTAGGCGCCGGCCATGTCCGTGTAATCGGTGTCCCAGCTGACCTTCGCGCTGGTGTCGCTCAGGCGCTCCGCCCTGATGTTCTTCGGCGGGTGAGGCGTGCTGTAGGCGCGGCACGGGACCGTGACGGTATTGGAGGCGTTGGACGTTCCGTTGCCGAAGCCGCCCGTGACGTTAATCTGGCCCGTGAAGGTGTGGTCGTAGGCCTTGCCGTTGCCGCGCGCGAGCTCGACGTCGCGCGACGTGCACTGCACCCATACCCAGCCGGAGTTGTTCGTCGAGTAGACCGAGCCGTTCCACGAGCCGCCCGCCGACGAGCTGCCGTTTGCGTAGCAGTCGATGGCGTAGCGCGTGCCGTAGCCGTGCGTGACGCGGTAGGTCACGGTGGTGTCCGTGCGCCCGACCTCAGCAACGTCCACGTACGCGCACCAGCAGTACTTGCGATAGCCGCTTCCGCCTTGAACCCAGTTTCCCTGCGCCATCCTACGCGACCCCCATCGCCATGCTCTGCTCCACCGCCGCGACGAAGCTCCTGAAGGCGGAGGCCACGCGCCCGTCGACGCCCAGCAGGTCGCCGTCGAGGTAGAGGTTGTAAACGTTGCCGCCGCCCGCGATGCCCGCGGCTCCGCTGGCGGTCGCCCCGTATGCTCCGCCGCCGGTAACGCTCACACCGAACACGGCGGCCTTCTCGACGTTGCGCACCGCCGACCTCATGGACTTCACCGGCTCGTCCGCCGTGTCGTCGATGCCGAGGGCCGCGCCCTCCATGACGTAGCCGAAAATCTTGCGGAACACGCGCGAGGGGGAGTGGATACCCAGCAGGTTCTTGGCCGCGTCGATGGCGCCGCCAACCACGCCGGTAATCTTGCTCACGACCACGCCAGCCGCGCCGCTGATTCCGTTTGCGATGCCCTGCACGATCTGCGAGCCGATGGAAGCCACGCGGCCCGGGATGGAGGACAGGGCGCCCATGATGGAACTGCCGATACTCGAGGCCGCCGAGGTCACGAAGCCGACCGCGCCGCGGATGGCGGAACCCAGGCTGCTGATTCCGTTGCGGCCGATGCTCGCCAGGGTGGACGGCAGGTTCTGGATTGCGCCGCGGATAGCGGACACGATGTTGGTGCCGCACGAGCTGACGAAACCGACCATGCCGGTGATGCCGTTGCCCAGGAACGTGATGGCGTTTCTGCCTAGGCTCAGCCAGTCGAGCGCCGACCAAGCCGAGACGAAAGCCGAGAAGATGGCCGGGATGTTGGCGATGAGCGTCGGTATCGCCTGCACGATGCCAAGTGCCAGCGTCACGATTGCCTGGATGCCGGCACCGAGCAGTATTGGCGCGTTGTCGTTGATCGCGCTGGCGAGGTTCTGCACGATGACCGGGGCCTGCTCGATGATCGTCGGCAGGCTGTCCGCTATGCCCTGCGCCAAGCCGACGATGAGGTTCGCCGCGCCCTCTGCCAGAACGCCCGCGTTCTCGGCTATGGACTCGGAGAGGCCGGTGAGAATCTGCAGGCCGCTCTCCGTGATGGAGGGCAGGTTCTCGGACAGGTAGCCGCCGAGCGATGTCATGAGCGACGCCGCCGTCTCGGAGAGGAACGATAGCCCCATCTCGATTCCCTCGGCGAGCCTGGGAACGACCTCGCCGCCCACGTCGGCGAAGCCCTCGGCGATGCCGGGCAGCGATGAGGTGTTGTTCTCCTGCAGCGTGGAAAGGTCGCCCTCGAGCAGCGTCAGGCCGTAGACCATGGCGAGGTGCAAAGACTCGAGCGGGTTGTCACCAACCGACCAGATCTCGCGCAGGCCCTTGAAGCGCTCGCCGATCTCGTCCACGCCGTCCGACACGGCGGAGAGGATGTCGCCCATGGGCCCGGGCACGGCTGCCGCCGCGCTGTCGAGCGCCTGCGTGAAGATGCTGACGAACGCCTGACCGAGCACGGGCCCGACCGACGTGACAAGGCTCGGTAGCTGCGACAGCGCCGTGCCGACGATGGTCGCAACGCGCGGGACGACGTTCGATGCCGCCGTCTCGACCGACTGTAGCAGCTCCTCGGTGAGCTTGCCCATGTCGGCGTCGTCCTTGCCCAGCTCCGTCACCCAGTTCTCCCAGGCGGCCTTCGCCATGTTGCAGGAGCCCTCGATGGTCGTGGCGGCCTCGCGCGAGGTCGTGCCGGCGATCTGCATCTGCTCTTGCATCGTGTGGATGGCCAGCACGACGTTATCGAAGGATAGGCTCGACTCGTCCACGGCTGAGTTGACCGCGTGCGCGTCCTTGACGAGGCGCTGCATCTCCTCCTTGGTTCCGCCGTATCCGAGCTTCAAGTTGTCGAGCATGGTGTAGTTCTGCTTCGCGAAGCCCTGGTAGGCGTTCTGGAGGTCCTCCATCGCCGTGCCGAAGGTGTTCGCGTTGTCGCTCATGTCGACCATGGCCGTGTTGGCGTACTTCGCGGCCTTTACCGTGTCGCCGCCCAGTGAGGAAACGAGCGAGGCCGAGAAGCCTGTGACCTGCTCCATGTACCGGTTGGCGCTCAGGCCGGCCGTTATGTAGGCGCGGTCGGCGTTTGCCAGCACCGTCGTCTGGGCCTGCTCGAGCTGCCCCCACTTACCGGAGCACTGCTCGACGGTCTGGCCGGTCATGGCGGCGTAGTCCTCGAGGGACTTGCCCATGTTGCCGAATATCTTCTTAATGCCGCCGACGTTCTGCTCGTATGCGGTGTATGCGCTCATGCTCATGCCCGTGACGGCGGCGACGCCCGCCCCCACGGCGGCGACGCCAACGCCTATCGCCTTGGCGGCGGTCGCGCCGGCCTTGCCGAGCGTGCCCACGACCTTCGAGGCCACGCCCTCCGCCTTGCCACTGGCCTCGTCCTTGAGGCCAACCTTAATCATCAGGTCGAGAAGGTTCACCTAGACCACCTTCAATCCCATCCGCTCGATGATGTCTGCGGCGATCTCGTCGCCGCCGCGCGTGTCCTCCGCCTCGGACCCATCGCCCGCACCGCCGTTGACGATGCTCAGGAAGGGCTCCTTGAGCCACTTCCCCTGCGCCATGAGGCGCACCGACTCGCTCAGGTACACGCGGAACGCCTCCCGCTCGTCCCGCTCGCGCCACCGCGCGACCATGTACCTACAGAAAGGGCGAGCACGCCGTGGCCCGACGTACTCGCCCAGACAGAGCCATATGTGAGATGGGTCCTCGGCGGCTATCCAAAAAAAGGAGCCAGGATGTCCTTGATGCCGTCGATGCCGTTGATGGCATCCATGATGTCGTTCACCCACTTCTTGACGGTGAAGTCGGCCTTGTACTCCTCGAGCGTCTGACCGTCGAGCGCGGCGAGCAGTTTGTAGCTGATCTCGCCGCCCTGGCGCAGCACGTCGGGCAGAAGCCCCGCAACCATGTCCACGGCGAGGCCGTTGACCTCGGCGGTGGCGGCTGCTTTCGCGGCCTCGGGGTCGCCCTTCGCCTTGGCGGTCGCCTTGGCCTTGGCCTTGGCGGAGTCGGAGCGGAACTTGGCGTAGGAGGCCTTTGCCTTTGCGCCGAGTTCGCCGTTCATGACGTCCTCCACCACGTCCGCCAACAGGCACATGGCGTTCTGGAACTCGTCGGCGTTAAGGTTGTCCAGCTTCATGGTTAGGCTCCAATCTCCTGCTTGATATACAGCTCGTAGGGCACGATCTCGGGGTTCTTGATTGAGTAGTGGCCCGTGAACTCGAACGCGAACTGGCCCTTGGCCTTGTTCTGCGTCGTGATTTGCAGACCGCCCGTGTTGAGCGCGTTGATGAGGCGGATGGCGATATAGCCGTTGCCGTTCTCGCCCGAGTAATCGCCGATGAGCCAGATGTCGGCGAAGTCCTCCTCCGAGAGCGCGGAGCGCGGGACGATCTTCCCCTCGGTCTCGTCGGCTGCGGCCGCGAGCTTCTTGCCGAGCGCGGTGTTCAGCGTCACGAACGTGCCGCTCAGCTTGGCCTCGATGCTGTCGATGCGCTTCAGCTCCATCGTGTTGGCGGGGCAGTTGTCGATGTCCTCGCCGTAGTCGATGAAGCTGGGCGTGGCGGCGAAGCTGGTTCCGCCGCTCGTCGCGCCCATCAGCTCGGACTCCGCGACCTCTGCGGTCTTGGGGTTGAAATTCGTGGCGAGCAGGCCCGCGTTGATGACGATCTCCTTGAACGTGTTCTCGGGGATGCGCGTGAACTTAGACATATGACCTCCTAGTAGCTGGTCATGTACTCAATGGTCAGGTTGATGATTCGGCGCTTCACGGCGTTGTCCTCGTCGGCCATGGCGTTGCAGAACGGTTCGCCCTGCATCACCCACATGCCGCCGCCGTCGCACGGCAGCAACACGCCCGACAGCCCCAGCGCCCGGGCGACCTCCTCGGCCTTGGAGTTGGGCGCGGCCTCGGACGATGTACGGAACCAGAGGTTCACCTCGGAGTTGCACTGCGTGCCGAACGCCGCGGTCGGCAGGTCGTAGGTGATGTAGGGCATCTTCGCCTCGCCCGGCACCGCCGAGTCGCGGTACACGGGCAGCCCGAAGCCCTCGAGCCACGTCTGCAGCTCCGCCGCCTTAGTCGCCATCCGGCACCTCCCACTCCTCCGCGCTGCACTGGCCGAAGCCGAACGACGCGCAGCGCGGTGCCGCCCCGTCGTCCGCGTTCGACGTACAGCGGAATACCTGCCCGTCGAACGCACGCTGGAAGAGGTCGCCGTAGCGCAGCGGCTCGGCGGTCGTCACGGTGTAGACGTTCCTCACGCCGTCGTGCTCCGCGATACGCGAGGCCGTGGAGCTGTCGCGCACGATCGCCGCCGTGAAGCCGTCGCCGACGGCGAGGACGGTCTTGAAGCCGCCCTCGCCGTCAGGCTCGGTCTTTGCGACGAGCCTCGCGCACGCCACCGCCATGCGTTCGAACAGGCGGCTCACAGCTTTCTCCAAGGGTCGAGACGCGCCTTGAACTGCTGCCGCCACGTGATGGGCGAGCCGTCGCCGCCGACGCGGGTGTAGCTGTAGCCGCCGAAGCTCTCGCTCGCATACGGGCTGTCCAGCTCCTTGGCGTGCTCTGTCTGCCACGCCGCGATCTCGTCGGCGAGGTCGACCACGGCCTGCGGGATGGCGAGCGCCCAGACGGTGCCGACGAACTCCTCGTCCGTGAGCCCGTCGTAGGGCCACGCGTGCAGCCCGTCGTTGAAGGTCGAGCCCGTGATGCGGACGTACTGGCCCTCCTTGAGGCCGAGGGCCGCGGGCGGCACGAGGCGACCGCCCTCGATGCGGACGCGCCCCGTGCGCTTGTCGGCGACGAACCAGTTGCGCAGCGACAGAAGCACCTGCTCGAGCATCTCTGCGCCTATCGCTTATCGGTGATGACGGCGGCAAGCTCGGGGCTGAGGGTCTTGACGCCGCAGAGCATGTCGATGGAGACGGTGTCGGTCTTGGTCTTCTGGTCGTAGCCCTGGACTACGCGCAGGCCGAAGCCGTCATAGGAGGTGGAGTACGCCTTGGGTGCGCCGAGCGGCATCTCGAGCTGGCGGGTCACGAGCGCGAAGGCGTTCTTGTGGAACGCGATGGACGGCGTGTAGTTGGCCGTCTCCTCCGTGGTCTTCTGCACGTTCTGGTCGCAGTAGAAGTCGAGGCCGTACTTGCGGCCGAGCGATGCCTCCTTGAGGGCGGTGCCGTTGTCGCCGACGGCGGACGCGTTGGTGAACGCCTCGGTGTTGAGCAGGTCGGCCTCGGCCTGGGAGCCATAGACGAAGCGGCGCTCCGTGGAGGGTGCCTTGGCGTCCACGAGGAACTTGCGGGCGGCGATGATGTCCGCCACGGCGATGGCGCCCTTGGCGTGGTCGACGCGGTTCGTGACGTCCTTCTCGAGCGCGAGCAGGTAGCCGTCGATCTTGTCGGCGAAGGCCTGCATGGCCGGGACGAGGAACTGCGCGGAGAAGTCGACGATGCCCATCGTCAGCTCCTTGGACGTGACGGCGAACGTCACGTCGAGCAGCTTGTCCATCTTGACGGGAACCTTGCCCTCCGTGGCGTCCTGCACCTCGACCTCGGTAGTAAACTCCTTGGCCTCGAAGGTGGCGGGCTTGCGGACGGTGATGGTGTCGCCCACGCCGGCGACGAACTCGGAGGAGTAGTCGCGGTGGACGAGGTTGGCCATGACGGCGTTGGTGCGCAGAACGTCCAGCGCCTCGTTGGCGATGATGTTGGGTGTAAGGATGGTGTTCGACATAGATACCCCTTAGCCTCTCTGCTCCGCCTTGTACTTCATGTACTCGGCGGTGCTCATTTCGTTGATGTCCTTGCCGCCCTCGCCCTTGGGGGCGTGGGCCACGTCGGCACCCTTGACGGTCGTGGTTGCGATGAAGTCGGCCCAGTCGGCCTTGATGCCCTCGGTGAGCTTGTCCGCGTCCTCGATAGCGCCGTCCTTGACGGTCACGTTCTCGAGGTCGGAAACCTTGAGAACGGTCTCGATGCGCTTGGGGTCGACGCCCGCCGACTTGAGCAACTTTCGGTACAGGCTGCGCTTCTCGGCTGCGGCCTTCTCGCCCTCGACCTTGGCCTTGTAGTCCTCTAGGTTCTTGACGGCGGCCTTGTACTTTTCCTCGTACTCGCCCGCGCCCTCGCCCTTGGCCTTGAGCGCGTCCAGCTCCTTCTTGTAGCCGTCCGCCTTGCCCGCGGCCTCCTTGAGCTCGTCGCGCTGCGCCTTGAGCGCGTCCACGCTCTCGGCGTGCTCCTCGATGATCTGGTCGATCTTCTCGTCCTCGATGCCCATTGCCTTGAGCATCTTTCGCGTGAGTGCCAACAGAATCTCCCTTGCTTCGGAATGGGCGGGTCCCAGCCTGTTGCCTCGGCAGGGCCCGCGCCGCAATACCTCGCGGCAAGGGTGAGTATCCAAGCGGAGTAACGCGGCCCTACGCGCCACCCCTCAGGTGCTTCTCGAGGATCGCCCGGTACGTGTCGCCGTGACCCGTTGCCGCCTTGCGCAGGAAGTGCTTGCCCTTCATGCGGGAGGTCCCCTCCTCGACGTATGGCGCGTACTCGACGTTGGTCCCGATGAAGCAGTCGTAGCCTTTGAGGAGGTGCGTGACGGAGTTGCGCAACCTGCCCGTGTCGACCGGGCACGTCGCCTTGGCATAGCCCTCCGCGACGAGGCCTATCTCCTCTAGGCCAGTCTTATAGGCTCGCAGGAGGGCCTTCTCGACCTGCTCGATATTGTTCTGCCGTATCTCGATGCACTCGGCGGTATCCAGCTTCGCGGCGTTTACGATCTCCTCGGTGATGAGGGTGCCGTGCCGGCCGTGGTCGCCGACGCCGCCGACGAGCCCGTAAGCCATCAGTCGAGCACCTCGCAGCCGTAGCCAACGCGCCCGTCGACGTCCGCCTCGATGGCCTCGATGGCCTGCATCGGCACGCCGGCGCACCCGAGCGTGCAGCCGTCGTCGGACTCAACCTCGTCGCCGCGCTGCGTGCAGATGTAGGTATCCGGGAACGTGAAGCCGAAACCCAGCTTTACGGCGCAGTCGCCGCAGTTCGCGCAAGTGAATAGCTCTTTCATGCCTGCCCCAATCTCTCTGCGGGCAGTGTCGCGGCACGGTCACGCGGCATGAAAAAAGCCCCGCCGTGGCGGGGCCCGCTGTGATCTATTGGATTTTTACCTCGTGGGCCTTTTCCATCTCAAGCTCGATAGCAGACGGGCTCTCGCCTCTGAGGAAAAATGGAATCGGGAAGAAGTCGATCTTCCCCGTTTCCTTGTCGATGGCATACGGAGTGTCGCCCGGGGCCATCTTTCCATCGAAACCGAAACCGACGAACCAATGGCATTTGCCCTCGTATGCGCACACCGGGCCGTATCCGTCTACGGCCTCCTCTTCCAGAATCGGCTTTATGGCCTCTTCCAATGTGAGCATGTCAACCTCTTGTCGTCAGGCACTCGTCGATCTTGATGATACGCCATTATACGCTAGAGACAGATTTCGGGGTCCTGCCTCTCGAGTTTTGGAACGCCAGAGTCGAGCGACTCCTTGAGGTCTGCATAGACCTCATCGACATTGCCGTACCATATCGGCTCATAGCCGAAACGCTCCTCGAAGTTGGCCGCGAGCTTGTCGACCTGCTCCCATGTATGCAATTCGGCAACCATCACAGTCCCTCCTTCATCATCTCGTCAAATATTTTACTAGATTCCGGTAGGTATTTGCGCAGGACGGCGAGAGATTCCGGGTTCGCGGTGCTTGCGCTGAAGAACTCAGCGAAGCCCTCTTGCGCAAGCCTTGCCAGCTGGTAGTCCTCGGACGCTCCCTTTGGCCGCCAATAACTCTTGCTGTGGCCCCATCCATCGTTACACTTGTTCAGCGTTGCCCCGCCGAAAAGGTCGGAAAGGTCGGCCTTTTCGGCATTGCTCATCTCCCCTATCTCGGAGGCGACGGAACTATATGTGGCAGCCTTCGTGTGCTTGAGGCCTGAGAGCGCCTCGGCCACCTTGTCAGGATGCCTCCTTAGGTAGTCAGCATGCCATTCCATGAGGTAGCCATTCGACTCGAGCCATCCGATGTCCTTTGACCTGACTGCCCGTTTGAGCCCATCGCGCATCTCCTTGTGCCTTGCGTCAATGTAGGCTTCGACCTCGCTCTTTATGGTCTTGGCGAACACGCCGCCGCCGTACGTCCTCGAGATGTCCGCGTGCAGGCCGTCGATCATATGCCCGAACTCGTGGAACCAGGTCGTTCCTTGGGGTCTCAATCCATCTTTCGAAAACACTATTTCAAGGTTGAGCCTCACGCCACCATCCGTTGGGCTGTAGTGGGCGGTTCCGCCCCATCCGCCGTTCAGCAAAACGAAATCCCGCTCATGCTTCAGGTAAACGCTACGGGCAGCCTTGTCCGAACGCTTGAGAATGCCTTTCACCGCATCCCTTTGATCCCTATTAAGGCACGAGTAGACGGAAGCAGACATATCGGGCTTGCCCGCGATGCGCCGAATTCGGGCCAGCGCCGCGTCCAACACCTTCTGCTGGTCGCCGGCGCTCATCTTGCGGAACGAGCCGGACGGTATGCCATACTCCCTCAGCTGCTCGGTGAGCCTCTTCCTCGCCTCGGTCGCGGACACCCCAGCGGCATCGAGCTTGCGGGCCGTGCCGGGCATGTCCATGAACTCGGAGATGGTGCGGTTCGCGGGCTTGGTGCCGTTTACGGCGGGCTTGCCCGCCTTCCATTCCTCGTAGGTCATGCCCTCGGGCAGGCGGCTGAAACGCTCGCCGTCGAGCACGTCGAGCCCGTCGCAGCACGCCACCAGCGTGCATCGGCAGTTGCACGTCTCGGCATACAGCGCCTCGGGGTCGCCCGGATAGCGGCACCCGTTGCTGAACTTCTCGCCGATCTCCACCTTCTCGCGGTCGAGCTTTCTGTGGCTCGAGCGCGTGCGCAGGTCGAGCGTCGCCACCCATTCCTGCTGCACATTGATGCCGAGCCCCTTGGCCCTCTTGTAGCTGTCGACGCGCCCGGCGTTCTCCGCCGCCGTCGTCGAGGTGCGCGCCAGACGCACCGCCGCCGCGCGGTTCGACCCCGCCACGTCCTGGATGCGCTTCGCAATCTTGGGTATCGACTCGCCGAGCAGCACGCCCTGCGTGATCTGGTTGGCTATGAGCCGGCGGTTCCACGCCACGTCCTTGGCGACGCTGACGGACGGCTTTGGCAGGTAGCTGTCGTGGTCAGTGAGCAGCCTCTGCACGGTCGACGCGTCCTGCAGCGCGTAGGCCGTGTCAACGCCCACGGCGCTCTCGACCTGCCACGTGCCGTAGTTGTAGTTCTCGGCGTAGACCTCGGGCAGCCTGCCCTCGATGGCGGCGGCCGCGACGACGTTCGCATGCGTCATGGCCTCGGCGCACTGCTTGAGGACGATTCGGTAGCGCCTGCCCGCCGCTATCCTCCCGCTTCGCCAAGACCTGTATTGAGCCTTGGTGATCTCGCCGGCCTCGAGACGTTCGCGCATCTTCTCGTCGTCGGCCTCGAACTGCGCCAGATAGCGCTTGAGGTTGTCGTAGGCCGTCTTGCTCGCCTCGCCGTACACTCCCGCCACCTCGCGCTCGAACGCCCGAATCTCGGCGTCTGAGAACTCGTGAGCGCTATCCTTCGCCATGCGCCGCCTCCAATCGTCGGCACGCATGGTCGCCCGCGCATAACGGAAAAGGGCCCCGACCGAAGCCGGGGCCCTTCCCTACTCGCCGTCTGCCTCTAGCATCTGGCGTACCTCGTCGCGCCAGCGCTCGGGAACGCTCTCGAGCGTGCGCTTGCCGCTTTTCACGGCGCGGTAGTAGATCTTCGCCAAGCTACTCACCTCCAACGATATCGCCGAGCTCGAGAAGGGGCGCCTGCGAGTCGGCGACCTGCTGCTGGAGCGATGCGATCTGCTCCTCCATGCTCATGCCGTCCGCCTCGTGAGCCGCCCACACGGTGTCAAAGTCGGCCTTTGCGCCCTCGACCGTCAGCTCGCCCGTCGGGTCGGTGAAGTGCAGCTCCTCGTAGGTGAACACCTTCACCTTGACGGAACCACCCTCGCCGCCCTTCTCCTCGCGCTCGCCCTCGGCGATGCCGCGGCGCAGCCAAACGTCGGTCCCCGCGATCTCGACCGTCTCGGGCCTCTCGCCCGTTCGCTCCGACTTCACAACCATATTTTTCCTCCTAACCCACGGCCCTCGCCGCGTTGAATATGCACCGCTTAGCGTTCATCCGGTGCTCCATGACGGCCGTTTTCAGCCAGCCCCAGTAAGAGCACACGCGCCTCGCCAAACGCTCGGTGCGCCTGCGCCTGTAGCGCGCGAACGCGCGTCGCAGTCGTTTCCAGAGCCTCTTTCGCAAGTCGACCCGGCGCCCGCGAGCGCACCAGATGCGATAGCCCGCGAAGTCGATGGGCTCGGCGCCGTTGCGTCTCACCTTCCACGGCTTCAGCGACAATCCTAGCCGCCCCAAAACGCGCGCGGCGATGGCCGCGGCCTTCCCGAGCGAGCGCTTTGAGTTGCCGAGAAAATAGCCGTCGTCGGCGTACCACACCTGGCATCCCGCGAGCCTCACGCGCTTGCCGCGCCGCTCCTTCGCCGCCTCCTCGACTGCGTGGTACGCGAACGAGATCACGAACGCCGCCAACCGAAGCGACAGGTAGCTGCCGAGGATAAGGACGCCGTTCATCGTCGACAGCAGCGAATGGAGCAGGTAGAGGACTTGACTGTTCTTGACGTAGCGCGCCACCAGACCCTCCACTATCGCCGTTTGCATCGAGCCGTAGCAGTTGCGGATGTCGACGTGTACGTGGTAGGCGAAGCGATGAACCGCGCGCCTGAGCTTGCGCATCCCCAGCGCCGCGCCCTTGCCCTTGACGCCGCTCGACACCTGCCAGAAGCCGACCTTGGCGGCAAGGAGCGGCTCGAGTGCCCCAACGCACAGGTAGTTGCACACCTGCCGCTTGATACTCTCGACGCTTATCTCGCGCAGCTTGCCGTTGTTCGGGTCGTGCTTCAGGTAGGTTCGAATCGGCTCGAACGTAAGCGTCTCAGTCGAGAGCTCTAGCCAGATGCGGTCGACAAACGCCGTCTCGGTGCCGTATTCGTCGGCGACGCGCCAGCCGTTCTCCTTGCCGGAGTCGCTTTTCTTCCATCGGTGCAGGGCCTCGACGACGCTCTTGCGCGTGAACTCGAGGCCCTTGCAGTAGGTTTTCATAGATCAAAGCTCTTTCTGTCTGTCATACGAGCGTTCGCCTTGCGGCTACCAGCCCGTGAGCCTTGCGGACAAATTTCACTCAAAGGAGTCAGGCCGAGCCGCGTCCCGCCAGAAAGCGGCGGGCGCGGTAGACACGGTGCGAGTAGAGATTTATAGACAGATTGCCGGGAGACGAAGTTCCAAGTGGCCCTACCGGACCTGTTCCTCGAGTTCGCGTAACGAAGACCGGCACCCGAGCCGTTCCTCAGGTTGCCGAGGAACTGAACCAGAAACCAGCGCCGCCCTCACCGTGAATCCCTGTTTGGGGTTAGGAGGGGGCCAGCCCCCTCTCAGGGCTACGCCCTGATTCACCCCCGGCTACAGCCCGTAGCAGAAAGCCGGGAGACGAAGTCCCAAGCGGCCCCACCGGACCCGTACCGCGAGCTCGCGAAACGAAGACCGGCACCCGAGCCGCTCCGCAGGCTGCCGAGGAACTGAACCAGACGGATTGTGCCCTTGA